GCAAGTAGCTCTACCAATGTTACTGGCTCTTAGTCTAAACTTCCTGTTGTCTTTATCGTCAAACTGTTTATCTAGAGTTTGCTCTACATGTTTTATTATTTTGTTTTTAGTGGTTTTTGACATTCCTTTAGAGCCACTAAGAACTTTACTAAAATAGTCATGCACCATAAATTCAACAGGATGTTCCACTTTATAACTCCTCTGTTACAGTTATAAATTCATCTATAACATCATCTTCTGCTTGAGAATAACCAGAACCATTTGACTTTTCCTCATATCGTGCTTTTATCCAACTGTTTTGACCGTCAACCCAATCTACAAAGCTACGGAAAATATCTTGATCTTCCTCTTTGATGCTAATCTTGTTGGATAAATCTACAGAAACAATGGGTGAATATAACATGTTTCCATTAGTCATGGGATTGCCCTCTGTGGTAATGGTCATAGAATGTTCTGGCAATAATCTCTTTGCAGAGAAGTATTGTTCCACTGCTTCTCCCATAGATTTGAAGGCATCCTTATTATTAACCTCCCATATGAGGGGAATGTTAATAGGTTCACCAGAGGACTCTCCCTTTTCGTTCAATACCTCATCTGAAGAAGCTACGCCAAATAAAGCACGTACTCTTTTAACTGAAGAGATTAATCTGCGAGTAGATTCTGGTAAAGCTTTCCAATCCTTAATGTATCCAGAAGGTCTACCACAATTAAAACCACCATCTGAATCCATATGGTCAGAGTTATTAAAGTTATCTTGTGTAGAAAATACTGACTTAATAAAATTACCCTTACGTCCTGCTTCATCTGGATGTGTAAAGGGAACCCAACGAACATACCTAAACCGTTGAAGAAATGGACGAAATGTAATTCCTTCTGAGTAATGTGTCTTTCCATTGCTATCAGTTAATGCAAATGTTCCTCCCGGAACAACCTCCATTTGTCGCTTCTTTCCTTTAGTATCTACAGTATCCATAATAGGTCTGTGTTCAATCTTCATTCTAGGAAGGGCAGTGTTCGTGTCTGCCTTTGGTGGCTTACCCATGCCCATAGCACTAGCCATCAAATCATAGTTATCTGTATTAATTGTTGCTAACTCTGTACTCATAAAAGTTTTTCCTTTCGATGTTAAATAAGTTGACCATTATACACTAAAACTAAAATTTGTCAACGATATTCTGATACTTCCATCCAATTATCTCCTATCTTACATTCCATAGACAACGGTACATCAAACTTCATTGCAAACTTTAAATTTAACGCAGTTTCTAAGTGTTTTTCTACCGCATCTATGCATTTTTTTACCTTCTCTTCTTCGTTAGGATACACATCAATAACTACGCTGTCATGTACACTATTTACAATCATACTTGTAAGACCATTATTTTGTAAAGCAGCTTCGACTAAAAGTAAAGTTAATTGCACAATGTCTGTAGATACAGATTGCACAGGGTAATTCTTTACAGCCGTAAAGTATGTAATGCTACCATTGCTCCTACGTTTAGCATTAGGAAAAGCGAATTGTCTTCCAGTAGGAGTCGTAACCATACCAGTAGACATAACTTCATTAGCTAGATTGGTATGCCAAGCACCTATACCATCATATTTTTTTATGAATTGCTTGTAGTATGTTTCCTCTGCAGTAGTTTTTCCATACCCTGTAGCACCAAACAATGGAGCGAAGGTATGTTCTTTAGCTTCTTGTCTAGAAGTTTGTTGTCCTGCATCCGATATTACCTTGGCAGTATAACTATGCACATCAAATCCAGTATTTATTTCATCTTTAGCTATGTTGTCCTGACCTAGAAAAGCAGCCGTTCTAAACTCAAGTTGAGCAAAGTCTGCCTCTATAATTTTCCCACCTTTCCAACGTGACCTAAAAACTTTTTTAATTGGAAAAGTATTTCCTCTTGGCATGTTTTGTAAGTTCGGAGAATCAGAAGCTAACCTCCCTGTAGCTGTTCTATGTTGCACTAATCTAACGTGCAACTTACCGTCACTCTTCATGTAAGTTTCTATGCCATCCACAAAAGAAGATAGATAGGTATCTAATGCAGATAATCTACGAACTTTATGTAAGAAGTTTTGTGCTTTCGTCATGTTCTTACGTTTAGCTACCGTTTCCAGAAGCTCTAGATTTGTTTTACTTGTACTAAAGCCATGATTAGATACCCAACTTGCAGAAGGAGCAGAGAATTTAAGCCCTGCTACACGTTGTTGTGGTAAATATATAATACCTTTAGTGTCGCACACTCTACATAATCGTTTTGCTTTTCCTATAGTGCCATCTTTCTTTCTAACTAAGTTGAAGCCCTTACCAAAACAATCAGAACATTGTATTGCTTTTGTTTTATATGCAATGCTACTTTTGTTTTTAACCTCTTTATCAAAATCTCTTTTCTGCATATACTTTGGAAAGCATGAAGACCAATTTGATTTGTCGTTAGGTTTTCTGCTATATATTAACATACTCAACTGTTCTGGAGAAGATAGGTTTATAGGTGTATCTCCCATTAACTCTATCACTTGAGCATTCAAGCTTTGCTGTATATCGGCTTGCTCTTTTTTAAATTGTCTTTTAACCTTGTGTAAAGTTTCTTTATCTACAGAAAAACCTCTTGAATATATCTTAGCCAATAACACACATAACTCATTCGTTAGTAGTGTTATAGATTCTAAAGAAGAGTATTCTTCTGTATATAATTTTTTTCTTAACGTGTCTGCTAACTCTTGTGTAGCTCTTACATCTGCTAAACAATATTCTTCTAGCTCATCTCCATCTATATCATCCACAGATACTCCAGCTTTAAGCTGCTCCTTCATTAAATCCATCTTTTGGTTTTCAAGATCGTATCGTTCTGCTATAGCCTGTAAAGACAAAGGTTGTTTCTGTGCTCTTTGAAATAAATATTCTACTAACATGGTATCAAAAACTGGTTTATCGTATTTAAATCCACAGTCCCACAACCACGTTAATTCATGTTGTGCATTATGACAAATTATAACAGTAGCCGCATCAAGTTGAGATTGGAGTTTTTCCTTTGCGTTCTCAGTAATGTGGGTGCTATGATTAAACCAAAAAGAAGACTCCTCTCCTGTATCTTTCTTTGTACATACAAGAACAAGTTTATTGTCTGGTGTGAACGGATCAAGTAATATTTTACCAGAGGGTAAACGAGTAATTGTATTCTCTATATCCACTGTAAGTTTCATGTTACTCTCCTACGCTGTATAGGTAGCTGTCTCTGGATCAAACATAGTTACAACCCTACCATGTTTTCCAGTAAGTTTGTTCTTTAATACAAGCCAGTGTCTTTCTGCACTGTCTTCTTCCTGTTGTCCTTCAACCATTGGTGTTTTAGTAATACAGAACAACACATCTGCTTCAGATGCTTTTCCTGTTCTGCTTCCTTCAAGCATAGACATATCTACAAACACTTTACCTTCTGCGTCAGCAGATAGTTGCGACATAGCCAATATAACACAACCATATTGTTTTGCTATAATACGCAAACGTATGTAGGTAGCTTTTAGTTTCTCATGGTGGGCTGTGTATGCACCCTCTGGCTGAAATTTATCTGCCATGTCAGCTATGAGAATGTCTGGTTTGTATGCCTTAACTGCTCTCTCCATCCTATCTAAATCCCACCCTGTAGCATCAGCTACATGAAGATTATTTTTTATAGGACTAAACATTGTTTCTGCTTTTGCTTTATCTTTAACTATTTCTCTTATTGTCATGTTACAAGATGCAGTAAGATACCTTGCAGATACTCTATTGGTAGCCTCTTCATTTGCAAGCACCATAACCTTTGCCCCTTGATGAAGAAATCCACCCTTACCTGCACATAAAAAAGCATGGCTACTTGTTTTGCCTGTGTTGGGTCTAGCTGCTCCTACAATCAATTGACCTCCATTAACTCCGGGAACTAACTGTGCAACAGAGGGAATGTTTATCTTCCACTTAAACTCCAACTCATTTTTCTTGAGAAGTTCGTCTATGTCCATATTTTCAAAAGTAACCTTCAGTGAAGGCATAAAATCTTCTTCTCGCCTGTCAATAAATTCAATAACTTTATGTAAAGAAGTTATCTCACCATTGGACATCTTGAAAGCTACATCTACAAGTTCATTGGCAGCATCCTCTCTGTTTAGTTCTCTTAATACATCTTGTGCTACATCATGGTTCAATTCTGAACTGTCATGCATCTTTCTGAACAACACATTATACATATCCTTTTGTGCTGTCGTTAAAGTTTGATTCAAAGAAAAGAATAATGCTTCTACATCTGCTACAGAAATATCATTTTCATATTCTACCATTGCTTGATCTATAGTAGACTTAATGCTTCTTGTCTCCTTGCTTCTGAATATTCTTTCCTTTGCTATACTTTTATTGTTCTCATAAAAGTTACGAGAAGTAAGTGTGCGTAGCAATGCTAATTCCATTATCCATTCCTTCCATTCCGCATTTCAATTTTTTCTTTGAGTCCACTTATATCATGTTTCTTTCTATATTTCAAGTCATCTTCTAGTTTAAACGAAAATATTTTTGCGTTCAAGTAAGAACTTAGTTGGCGTTTAAGTTCTAAACTTTTGTTGTTAGCATCAGGATCTAACGCAATGATTATTGTATCTACATCTTCAAGTTGTTCACAATACGAAGTTAAAAAAGTAGTTCCAAGTAAAGCAAACCCTACACAACCATCAAAAGCTTGAGACACAACAGTTGCAGAGATGCAGTCCTCTACTATAATAGCTATATTACCATCACCAACACTATAACCATACCCACTAGCACCATACCTTTTCCATTTAGGAGAAACTTTAGCGTTTGAAGCTCTGCCTACAGCATCTACAACTTTATAGTCATGTGTTATAGGAAAAACTATTCTGTTCTCCTTCAAATCGTAATACATATTTAATATGTCTAGGTTCAACCCATACCTAAAAGAAAACTTCTCAAATGTTGGACTGTTTTTTGTGCTATCAATGGCAGGTATAACATGTGTAGGCATATCAAAGTTGCTTGATACAGTAGCTTCATTACTTTTTAAATCATTAACAGATACTTTTTGTTTTGTTGTTC